CACTTCCTCGATCGCGTCCGTCACGGCCTCAAGCACGCTGCGCACGTGTTCGTCCTGTGCCTCGGCGCTCTGCCGGAGCTGGTCCAATGTGGTGTACTTATTCACGGTAGCAGCACCTCCTAAAAGCAAGGGCGCGGGGTTGCCATGCCCCGCGCCCCCTGTTTACTTTTCGGTTTTCCCCTGCTGCTTAGTCTGCGTCGCTGCCGTAGATCTCGGCCAGCATCTCCTCAACCTCCGCGTCGGTCGCGGTGGTGCCGTGCAGCACGTCGCTCGGCTCCTTGTAAACCACCATCTCCACGCCATCGACCTTCACGTTGCCGTTGGTGTCGCTCTTCTCCACCTTGTTCGCGCCGGTGCTCACGCCCGCCAGCTTGGTGATCTCGGTGTCATCGACCAGGCTCTTGCCGGTCACCTTGTCCACCTTCTTCGCCAGCTCGGTGTTCAGGGTCTCGGTGGTCACATAGTTGCCGATGGAGAGCGCGGCCACGGCCTCCGCGATGTAGCCCACAACGGTCGTTGCGGTCGCGTCCTCGGGCAGAGTGCCCACCAGGTTCTTGAGGTCGTCGATCGCGGTCTTGTTGGCGCTGATGCTGCCGGCCATCTCGGCGGCCTCGCTGCCATGCTCCGCGGCCCAGTCGATCAACTCCTTGTAGCTGTTCACCACGTTATCGTCCGTAACCTTGGTGGCGAAGTCGTCAAAGGCCGCGTCGATCTGCTTTTCGATGCTGCCCTCGCCGCTGCCGGTCAGGGTGGTCAGGGTGGTTGCACTGTTGTTGATCTTCTCCTTCAGCGCGGTCGCCAGCTCCGTCTCGGAAACCTCGGCCTTGTAGGCCAGTGCGGCCAGACCGTGCACGGCGATGTTCACGCCGTTCGCCGCGATCGTGCCGTTGGCAGTGCCCTCGGCGATCAGGATGTTCGCGATCTTATCCACGAGGTTCAGCAGCGCGTCGTTCACCTTGATGCCTTCCAGAATGTTGGCCTGTGCGCCCACATTCTCCAAAGCCTCGATGCGCGTTGCCTGCGCGTCGGTGATCGCCTTCTGCTTTGCGCCCAGTGCCTTGAGGTGTGTCAGACGTGCGTAAGATTCTGCGTTGTAAGCCATAGTAATTGACCTCCCAAAATGTTTTTATAAAAAGAGTTTATAAACGGCAAAGTTGAAAAAATAAATAAATTGGTTTATGGAATTGAGCTGAGTTAGTTAAGGCAACACCACGCGATTCTGCGTGTTGGATCACCGGCCAGTGTGCGCCGACGGCAAAGAGAAAAGCGCAGTTGCTACTTTGTGTATCAACGAGCATTTTCTCAAAGCTGGTGGTGTGCAATGGTCGGCGAGACGGCGCGCAAGTCATCAGACGTGAATCGCGCGGGGTTGCCTTATGGCAACGATTCGCAGAAACCGCTCACGTGCCCTCGCTTTCGCCGTCCCCGTACAGCTCACCCATCATCTCGTCAAAGTCCTTGTCGCTCTCGTCGCCGCCGTCCTCGCCGCTTTCCGTGCTGTCGCTGCCCTCGTCCTCGTCATCGCCAAACAGTTCGTTCATCATCGCTTCAAAGTCCTCGTCCGTCGCGCCCGCGTAGCCGTTCTCCACGATCGTGGTTTGCATCTCCTGCTTTGCGGCAGTCTGAATTTCCTCCACGATGGTGTTTTGCACCTCCTGCTTGGCTGCGGTCTGGATTTCTTCAACGATGGTGTTTTGCACTTCCTGCTTGGCCGCGGCTTGAATTTCTTCCGAAAGCGTGCTCTGCACTTCCTGCTTTGCGGCCTCAGTGATCGTGGCGCTCAAAGCCTCTTTCGCTTCTTCCACGGCCTTGTTGATCCACTCGGTCACGGTCTGCTTAAAGATACCCAGCGTGATGGGTTTCATCTTGTTGTCCGGCATGATCTCGCACCTCCTTTCCGGCCCGGCTCACGCGTCCGATCCGTCCGGCGTTTCTTCCTCTGCGTCCAGATCTTCACGTGTGGCAGCGTCCAGCATCAGCCGGCCGGCGCTGTCGTAGGTCAGGCCGCCGCCGGGTGCCAGAACCACCGATGTAACCACGGTCGTTGCGCCGCCGGTGCCGCCGGTGCTCGTTCCGGTTTGCACTGCCGAAGCGGAGAGCAGCGCCACCGTGCCGGTGATCGTCGCGGTCGGTTTCGCCTGCGCCCAAAAACGCAGCGTGCCGTCCAGCGCCTCCACGGTCGGGCACAGCCCCGCGTCGTTGGTCGCCTGTGTCGAGGCGAGATCAAGCGCCACGCACGGGAAGCAGGTGCTCGTGGCGTCCGCCACGGCGATCACAGCCTCGTACTTGTACCGCTCGTCCACCGTGTCGTCCGCTGCGCGCTCCGTCCACGCGTCCGCCGGGATGGTGATGTCCGAAATGCGCGCCGTGCCCGCGCTCAGTGCGATTTGCCGGGTTTCTTCCAGGTTGTTTTCCAGCTCCGTCGTGCGCGCTTTCAGCCCGTTCACGTCGTCGGCCAGCGCATAGGCGCCGCCGCCCGCCTGCACCGTCACGGTTTCGGCGTTGCTCACCTCGGTATAAAACTCGATGTCAAATTCACTGGGCAGCAGGCCGTTGTACGCGGGCATCCAGTCCGCCTTGTTCGGCAGTGCCACGGTCATAGCGTAAAGGATCTCGCCCTCGTCGGGGTCCTCGGCAAACAGGCCGATTTCCGCGATGTGGTAGCCATCTTCCAGCGTCTCGTTCGAGATGATCGCGCGCACGTATACGGTGCGGTCGTTCACGATCTCGATCTGCGGGATGGGGATACTCTGGCGTTCATCCTTGAGCGCCTCGCTCTTGGTAAAGTCCTCGTCCTCCGCATAGCTCCCGCAACCGGTGGCTATCCGGGTAAACTGAATGGCGCAGCGTCCGGCCTGCGCTTTGGCCAGCAGTGCAATGCCGCGTTGCGTCGGTGCGGATGGTCTAAATTCCGGCATCTGAGCCACCTCCTACTATCGTCGTTTTGCCGCAGTACAGAGTAGCAACGCCGGTATAAGCCGTTCCCTTTATCGTCGCCGTTGCCCTGTTCCGCTCACTGTTCAGTACGGTCGCCGTGCCCGGGCGCATCCGCATGGTCACGCCGTTGTAAACGGCTCCTTTTGCCTGCCCGCGGTAGCGGGTGGTGTTTGCGATCTGCATTCGCCTTGTGCAGTGCATGGTCACACCGCTGTACACGGTTCCTCTTGCCTGCCCGCTGCCGCTCAAGGTGTTTGCGATCTGCACCCGCTTGGTGCAGCGCATCACCACGGCCAGATAGCTGCCGCGGGGCGCTGTGCTGCGCACGGTCAAGCGCCGCAAATGGCTGCGCGCGTTCTTCGTGTAGGCCAGCATATTCGGCACCCACGCCGCGATCTCCGGGGTCAGGCAATCGGTCGTGATCAGGTCAAAGGTCCCGGGTGGCGCGTCGCCCTCGGCGTTGAACCACTCCACCAGCTCCGTGTGCGGCAGCACGGTTTGGATCGTCTCGCGCATCGCGTAGGCCGTGCCGGCGTGCTTCTGCACGCTCAACGCGGTTTTGATGTAGGTGCGCTTCACGTCCAGCGCCGCGCTGCTGTCGTACCACTCTACCTTGAGCTGCACGGCCAGCGCGTCCAGCACCTTTTCCGGTGCCGCGTCGATGTTCGTGTAGACCTGGCTTTGCTCGGCAAAGTCCAGCAGTTGTCCGGTCTGGTAGAACAGCGCCGCCGAAAGCGCTTGTACCCACGGCTGCGCCGATACGATACGCGGCAGGGCATCCGTGATCTTCGCTTCGTTCAGCTTAATCATGCTCAATGCCTCCGTAAGTCAGGTTGCACTTCACGGCGCGCGGCACCTGCGTTTCGCTGATGGACGTGTCCACCGGGCTGCGCACGGCCACGCGTTTTGCGCCCGCGGCACGCACGCGGTAGATCAATTCCGTCGGGTTGATGTCCAGCCCTACCGTCTGCTGCCATTCCTGATAATCCTGCACCGCCTGCTCTACACTCTCCTGGATCAGCCCCGCGCCCTTGGAATTGCTCTCCGCGATCCAATACGTCAGGTCGATGTCGTACTCCACCACGTCCGGTGCGTGGCACTCCACCTTGTCCGTCAAGGGCCGGATCGTCTCGCCGGAAAGATATTCTTCCATGCTCGCGATCTCGGTTTCGCTGGGCAGTTTCCCGTCCAGCAGCGTAAAGTACACGGCCACCACGCAGGGCGATGGGCTTATCACCTTCACGTCGGCCACGTCGCTGCGCCACGATTTCGCGTAATACTCGTAAGCGTCCTTTGGCCCCGCGCAACTGTACACGCTCGGTGCCAGATAGATGCGCCGCGTCAGGCTTTCGTCGCTTTCCGGGTCGGTGCCGCCGGTGCTCGCGTCGATGCTCTCCACGCTCGCCACGTATGGGATCGGGTCAACCAGCGTGTCGATCGCGCCCGCGGCCAAGTCCGTGCTTCCGGTGCCTTCTTCCTCGGCGCGCACGGTCACGTCCGCGCTCGTCTGGCCGATCGGCACCTCCGCGTATTTTTCGGTCGCAAAGTAGATCCCCGCGCCGGTGCGCACCCGCGTTCCTTCCGGGATCATCACCACGGTTTTTTGCGCCGCCGAAAGCGTAAACCGTACCGTGGCCGTGGCGTGCTCCGCGCCGTTGCGCACAATGCCGAAC